CTGCAGAGGAAGTTGGTGCTTTCTATGACAAGATAAATTATATGAATGCAAATAATGACTGGAAATGGTTCGCAATAGACTGCAAGAGGTGGGACAGGTCAGTGGGGCCAACACAACTGCGTATGCTGAAAAGAGAGTACGCCAGATGTGGGGCTCCAAGGGAATGTTTGCTTGCCTTAAGTGATAGACATGGTGAGCGTTTCGGTGTAACACAAAATGGTATCAGATTCAAGAGAACTGGTCAGGTTGCGTCAGGTGATGGTGACACATCAGCTGGCAACTCTAGAATACATTTAGTTATGCTCGAAGCGTGCAGTGATGTACGTGCTGCAATGGTATCTGGTGATGACGCTTTAGTCTACACCAATAACATTGATAGCGTTTGCGATTTCTATCGCTGCGGGGGGTTCACACCTATAGTTAATACTAAAGAGGTGGACTTTTGCAGTGCATTGTTTTACCCTACCATGGACGGTTCAGTGCTTGGACCGAAAATAGGTAGAGTATTGGGAAAAACGTTTCATAGCATGTATAAATCACCAAATGGTGACTACATGCCATGGTTGCGTGGTGTATGTTTAAGCATGCAAGTGTCTTGTTCATACATTCCAATACTGCGGGTGCTAGTTAGACGATTACTGGAAATTGCTGGTGAAGGTAAAGTCTATCGTGAGCAAAGTTACCAATATAAATCATTGGCTAAATATAGCCATGAGGTTTCCGAGGAAACTTGGTCGTTTCTATATGAAAGATATGGCTTGTATGAGACAGACATACTTGACATTGAGGCCGAGTTGGAAAAGGTCGAGTTAGGTTGGACTTATAGTCCAGTCTTACTCGACATTATAAAACGTGACTTATAATGTCGCGCCTGTTCGGTGCGATTGGTTGATTAATTTTGACTAAAGTTCATTATTGGCACTTGCTTGTAATGATCGCATTATCCAATGTGCCTTCCTCGGCACGAACACCAAAAGCCACCACATGATGTTGATGGGTGGAATGGGATTGCGACCCTTGGTTCTTTAGCATGCTGCAGCCTGATTAAATATATGCAGTGATACATCCGACACTTAACAGTGAC